CTCTATAACCTTTAATAAGGATTCTTCTAATTAAAACTTCGCCCCATAACCTTTAATACGACATGATTAAATCACTATTCAGTATTGTATTTGCTGCTCTAATGTGGGTTCAAGTCCCACAGTGGCAGGATGATTGGTCTAAGTGTGCTGTAGATGTACCTGACGTTCAATGTCATTGGTATATCACAGCACCTGATAGCACCATGGGTGAAGGATTTAGTTGGGCAAATGCCCCTTGGTTCAGTGCTGAAGGACTCCTAGACATTGGAGAACTTCACAACACAGTTCAATCTCTACAGGAAGCATGATGAATAGTTTTGAAGTCACTCTATACTTTATATGCTTCGCTCTCATTGCTGGTGGTGCCTTCGCTATGATGTGGGCTAACATTCAATCTATTAACATAGAGATGAATAAACCTAAACCTAAACCACGTCATCCTGAAGCACCACAGGCAGGTGAGGAGTTAATGTATGTTGATCTTAGTAGAGAACGTCTAGAAGACCTTTACAAACAAGAAAAAAGTTGATATAATACAGAGACCTTAGGGTCTCTTTTTTTATATTTAAATAAAAACTATTATGACTTACAAAATTTATTCGCGGGACGGTTGTCCTTATTGTGTTAAGGTTGAGCAGGTGCTACAGTTAGCAGAGTTGAAATATGTAATTTACAAACTTGGACAAGACTTTTCGAGAGAAGAGTTCTATGAAAAGTTTGGTCAAGGTTCAACTTTTCCTAGAGTAATTCTTGGAGAAGAAGTTCTTGGTGGATGTACTGAAACAGTCAAGCATCTAAGAGAACAAAAACTAGTCTAAGTTCTTAGAAGTGTAGTTATGACAGAAAACCAAGACGATGAAAAAGACAAACTAAATAATGATGAACCCCATATAAATCGGGGAGTAGAATTACTACTAAGAAATAGGAGGAAGCAAGAACCACCAAAGACCTTCCAAGTGAAGTTTGGAAAAATGGTTTCCTTCCTCCGAAGAGAAATTGTTTTACACTTTAACTTTTACTTGGACATTAGAAAAAAGTAGGAGAATCGAAATGTTAGCAGTAACTCTCACCATCAGTACACTCATTTCAATAATGTTCTTTTTTGTTGGAGGTGTAGTAGGATGGTTAGCAAAGGATCATTTTTATCAAACTCAACCTGTTTATATGCATCCTGAAATGTTTGATGAAAATGGTAATATTTTACCCGATGAAATTTTAGCAGTACGATTTGAAAACGATTATGAGCCCGACGAAGACAACGAAGACGACTAAGAATGAAGTTCTTCCACAAAACCCGTTTGTATTTGAAGTTCTGGAACTTGCAAGTAAGCAAAGAACTAAAGCAAAAAAAGTAGAAGTTCTACAAGAGTATGAACATGATGCTCTTAAGGCAATTTTCATTTGGAACTTTGATGAGACTGTTGTATCGGTGGTCCCTGAAGGCGAAGTTCCATATGGAGACATTAGTGACCAATCTGTTTATAGTGGAACCTTGTCAGACAATTTGGAAAAGGAAATGAAAGGTGGTGAGTCTGCCACTGGTCAAGATTTGGATGGTAGAGGTAAAACTTCTCTTCGCAGAGAGTGGCAAAATCTTTATCATTATATAAAAGGTGGTAACGATTCTTTAAACAAGACTCGTAGAGAAATGATGTTTATCAACTTACTGAGGGGACTTCACCCAAAGGAATCTCAGGTCATTTGTTTAGTCAAAGATAAAGTCTTACAAACTAAATATAAGATAACTAAAGATGTTGTTGAGACAGCCTATCCAGATATCCAATGGGGAGGTCGTGGATGACAGTAGCAGTAGAACAGGAGAAAGAAATGGTTAACGGAGAGGACACCGGAAGCAATATTACTCCCTCCGATTATGGGTGTCAGATTCTGCAAGAGAATACTACCTTAGAAAAGGCAAATGATAAATCTCTTCCTAATGATGCCATATTAATCTGGTATGTTGTTGATGGTGTAGAGATGGTTGATTTGACTAGATGTAAGAAGACATCACAACTTTTTGATATGTATTATGATAAGTATGGTCCTGGCGCAGTTAAAAAGATAGATTTTGGATATGGACAAATGAATCCCAAACTTTGGGGATTTAAACCAAAAAATGATGGAAAGAAAAAATGAGTGATGGTTTTGATGTTAAGGTTGAGATGCCTAGAGAGGACATTGATAAACTTCTGAAGAAGTATAAACATCTAAAGAAATATCAAAAGTCTAATATCTTTGCCGTTAAGACTATGAATGGAACGGAAGATTTAATTAGTAAAATGGTAAGAGAAGTTGAAGATGATCCTATCTGATTTGCGTAACTAAGATGCTATCTACTCAATATAGACTACGACTGGAATTTATTTGTAAATGTATTGCTAATGGCGAAGAAGTAAAATTAGATGATATGGTATGGGTGCAGAAACTTGCTAAGTCCCATACACTTGCTAGAGACTGGTTGCAAAAAGCACGTCGTCAGGCTGCTCAAAATATTGAGGAAGGTAGTACAGATGATTTTCTGAATAGGATGGGACTAGGAGACCCCGACCCATCCAATCACAAAAGGGGATTTGATAGTGCGGAAGATATTAAAGACTGGTTCCAGCAGGATAGACCTGATGACTGGAGGCAGCGTGACTGATTTTATTTGTGTCCCCATGTGGGACCCCATTTACGAGATGATGCGCTATCATTGGGTGTATAAGTCAGAAAAGGATCCTACCCAATTTGCCAAGAATCTTAATCCAGAGCAAAAAGTGCTATGAGTAGTAAAATACTATTCCTAGTTGACATTGGTAATGGTAGATGTGTCAGTCATGATGGATACATTCAACTCGGTAGTTTCTCTCATAGTGTAGAGAAGCATCTTGAGTTGTGTCCTGAACAAGAATGGCAGGTTACTTATTGGATGCCCGATCCATTCTGTATCAGATATCCAAGACCAAACTATCAGCATACTATGAAGGCGAACGAAGGTTCACCTAAGACTGATAATGCTACTGATAGTAGACCAAGAGACTTCCCAGACCAAGCAACAAATAGACTTGAGAGAACATTATGAAAATGTGGGAGACAAAATGCGTTGAGTGTGGTAAAATGGTCCCAGCGAACAAAGCACCTCAGATAGGACATCAAGCACCTGATGGTAGTTGGACAAATTCGTTATGTAAACCTTGCTGGATAAAAAAGAACAATGGATAATTTTAATGAACCAGGATCATCAAAAGGAATTGATGATACTTTTAAAAAGTTTGCTGTGGAATGGCAACTAGATAATGTTGTGAGATTACTTGGTGGTAGTCTTGAGCATTCTAATTGCTACGATTATGGTGATGAAAATGCTCAATATGAAAAGTATGTAATCAAATTTAACCGCAAATCTAGGGAGACTGATTAATGCGAGCAGTAATTTATTCCAATGGAAGTCAAGAATGTCAACGTATGACTCATCTTTTGAAAAGTCTTGGTGGTGAATTTCATGAGTATCTTCTTGGATCAAGTTTTAGTGATAATCAATTCAAAATGGAATTTGGTTGCGAAGCAGAATATCCACAATGTTCGATTGGTGATAAACACATTGGCAATATAAACGAAACTCTCAAATATATGAATGCTAAAGGAATGTTTTCCTAAACCACTTCCAAAACTGTCCACCACCCCCTCACAGGGGTGGTTTTTTATTGTACAATACATTCATACGAATCAAATCAATGACCGTCAGGCACGAAATTAAATCTCAACTTGCCAAACTTCTTGCCACCGAAGATCTTGTTGTTGAGAATAAGAATGTTGAGACGGCATGTTTTAATGTTCATACTCGTGTGCTGACACTGCCGAACTGGGACAAGGCAGGTAATGAGATATATGATATGTTGGTGGCACATGAAGTTGGACACGCACTTTATACACCAGATCGTGATTGGTTAAAAGAATACAAGATACCTCCACAGTTTGTGAATGTGGTGGAGGATGTTCGCATTGAGAAAATGATGAAGCGCCGTTA